CAAGCGGGACGCGGATGCGATTCGGGCGGCGGACCTGGTGTTGACGACCAGCGGGGACAAGGTGGCGCGCACCGCGCATGTCCACTTGCATGTGCTGGAACAGCTCTCCGACCAGGAGCTCGAGACGTTCTCGGCCACCGGGGCATGGCCCGAGCGGCTCGCGGGCGTGGGGCTCCTGCCGGGCCCGGAATGAGCCAGAACGGGGTACCGGAGGTTCACCGCGTGCGCGTGGTGCTCGTCATGCGGCAGGACAAGGAGGGCCCCGTCGGGGTGGTGCAGGGCTCGACGATGGGGGAGAGCGCCGGGGCGTTGCGGGCGGCGGCGCATCGGTTGGTCGACCGCTTGCTCGACCGGCTCGAGGGGCGGGCGCCGGCGGAGGACGCCACGTGAGCGAGGCCGGGGCCGGCGCCACGCGGGTCTTGGGGCCCGACCATCCCTTGGCGTTGCGGGCCGCGGCCCGGTTGCTCCTCGAGCAGCGCAAGACGCTCGCCACGTATGGAGCCCAAGGGGATCCGTGGGCCTTTGTGCGGGATTGCGTGTGGACGCGGGACGAGGTGACGAGCCGGGTCCGACGCTACCCGGCGCAGGAGTACGCGGAGCTCTTGGTGCGGCGGTGGCAGGAGTTCCCTCTCCTGGCCGTGCCCAAGAGCCGCCGCATGGTCGTCACGTGGCTCTTTGTGGCGGTGAACTACTGGCTCGCGCGGTTCGCGCCGCACGCGAAAGTCGCGTTCATGGCGCGGAAGCTGGGCAAGACGGAGACGGAAGGCTCGGCGGAGCTCGTGCGGCGCGCGAAGTTCATTCATGAGCACCTGCCGGCCACGTTCCCGCCGTGCGAGGTCGAGTATTCCATCGGCTTGTTGCGGTTCCCAAACGGGTCGGAGATCGTGGCGCTCGGGGAAGGCGAGGAGCAAGCACGCCAGCACACGTTCACGAGCGTGCTCGCCGACGAGGTGGCCTTCTGGGACCACGCGTTTGAGACGTGGGTGGCGTTGCGGCCGACCATCGAGGGCGGCGGGCGGTTGACCGCGGTGAGCTCGGCGGGGCCGGGGTTCTTTCGCGACCTCGTGATGGATCAGCTTGGATGAATGGCCGCCCACCGCTCCCACGCCCACCGGTCGAGTTTCTCGCCGACGGCGTGCGCGTGCCGCTCACGCAAGGCGCATCGACGATCATCGACGCGGCCGATTGGCCTCGCGTCGCGCCGTTTCCGTGGTGCCTCTTTCGCGCGGGGGCCCACTGGCCCTATGCCGTGACTGGCCGTCGCGGCGGCCTTGTGCTCTTACATCGGTTCTTGCTCGAGGCACCCGCAGACTTGCACGTCGACCACAAGAACGGGGACACATTGGACAACCGCCGGGCGAATCTTCGCCTCGTAACGCCACGCCAGAACCACGCGAATCAACGGGCTTTCGGGCGCTCAAGTCGCTATCGTGGCGTGACACGCCACGCCGATAAGTGGCTCGCGCGCGTCACGGCGGGCGGGCGCCTGTACTACCTTGGGCGTTTCGTCGACGAGCAGGACGCGGCCCGCGCCGTCGACGCCACGTTGCGCGCCGTATGGGGTGAGCACGCCCGCCTCAACTTCCCGGAGGCGCATGGCTAACGACCCGGGCGAATGGTACGAGGAGCGCCGCCACGAGGCCGAGCGGCTCGAGGCTGAGCTCGCCGGCGCGCAAAAGGCGCTCGCGCTGATTCAGAAGCTCACCAACGATCTCCGCCGGGCGGCCGAGCGGGCGCGCTACGTCGGTGATTGACGCCCGCCCCCGGGACCGTGCTACACGGCCCGCGCCGAGGAGGAGTCCCCCGATGGCCACCCGTCACGAGCCCGCCCCGGTCCCTGATCCCACGCCGTCCCATGTGCACGTGCGACGCCCCGACGGCCTCGACGTGGAGGTCTCGGGCTCCGCGGCCTTTGTCCAGGCCGTCTTGGTGGGGCTCGGCGTCGTGCAAGCGCCGCCGCCGGCGTGAGGTATGCGATCGACTTGGACCTCGCGGTGACGGTCGAGGCGACGCGGGCCGTGCGCGGGGCGCGCGGGGGCCGGTGGGAGGCGCCCGAGCCCGACGAGATCGAGCTGCGGGTCTATCTCGGGGCGCTCGAGATCACCGAGGCGCTTTCCGCGGCCGTCCGCGAGATCCTCGAGGCCGATGCGCTTGAGCGGTTCCGCTCCGCGGCCGCGGAGCCGTAACCCTGGCGTAGCCGGGCGGCGCCGGCACCGTGCGGTGCCAGACCCATTGGCCCTCGCGACACCGCCACGTTTCGTCCCAAGCCCCCTCCGTCTTGAAGCTCGGACAGGCAGTCATAAAGAGCATCGGGCGCCCGCAGTGCGCGCAGCCCGGCGGCGTCGCGTGGTCGCTCATGGCGGCGGCACGAGCCGCGGCCGGGGCGGCGATACCGGACCACGGGCCGCTGCGCGGGCGACCGCCGCCCCAGCACTCAACTCGGCGGCGTCCGGCCAGAGCGGGCTGATCTGCGCAGTCGCGTCGATCAGGCGATTGATGCTCCAGAGCACGGCATAAGCCTCGCCGAGCGGGAGGTCGTCTAGGGCGCGCAAGACCGCGGTCGTCCGGGCGTCGAGGAGCGCGACGTCGCTCGGGAGGTGGACGCGCGGCCGACGCCGATGCGTGCACCAGTAGTGCATGGCGATTGCGCTCAGGACGCCGACTAGGAGGGCGGTCATGACGAGGAACACGATCACCACGTCTCGCGGGACCATCGGATCACCTCCCGGTACCATTGCCGACGCATCCGATCGGGAAAAAAATCATGCATTTTTTCCCCGCATGAGCTGGACCCGTTTCTTGGCGGTCTCGCGGTTCACGTTCCATCGCGTCGTGAGCGCGCGGAGATCGCCCTTTGTCGCCAGCACGTCTCTCCGCCACTGCGCATGGTTCGCCTTACGGATCACCTCCCCCTGATCGTCTCAGTCATCGAGGACACGTCGGATATGCGCCCGAATCTCTTTGATCGAGACGTCCGACGAGAGCGCGGCACGCAGGGCCACGGTCAGGAGCTGTTTCCAGTCGGCCGGCGGTTGGGGTGCCGGCGTCGGTGCCGATGTCTTCGGGCCCTTGACGACGGATAACTTGGCCGCCTTGCGCGCCTTCGCACTTTGCACACTTCGAGGGCTCACCCGCATCAATTTGGCCGCTTGAGTATTGGTCAATGACTGAGCTTCAGGTGCGCAAACTTGCGCGCCTGACTTTTTGGTTGGATAATCACGGTAGCCAGATTTCCGGGTCGCAAGTTCAGCCGCGACCTCCGCTCGTTCTCGAGTTGTCAGGTGGCGTCGATGCAGATTGAGCGATGCAACGAACCCAAACGGATCCTTGCCCTCGTAGACCCGCTCGGGACACTCGATCCCAAGTTCATTGCAGATGCGCTTGCGGTGGCGACCATCGAGGAGCCAGCCTTTCCGGGTCACCCAGATCGGCTCAAGGAGGCCGTGCGCTTCGATGTTGTTCTTGAGGTTGCAATAGGCCTCGGCCGAGAGATCCGGGAAGAGGAGCGCCGCCTCATGGAGAAGCATCCCCGTATGCTCCTCCCACGTGAGGACGCGCGGATCGGGCGGCGGAACGTCCATACCAATGATCTTCATTCAAGTTCGCCCCCCGGCACACGATGGCGGAGGAAGCCATCCCAGAGCCGGGCACTTGCGAGCGTGTAGCGGTCGGCCTGCGCCCGATCCTTCAGCCACGGCATCGCGGCGGCCAGCTCGTCGTTGACCGCGGCTTCCGCCGCCAGCGCGTGAATGGCGGTCCCGACTAAACGCATCGGATCCACACCGCGGGCGCCGAGGCAGCGTTCTTGGAGGTAGCCGGGCGTATAGACATGCTCCTTGTTAATCTCGACGACCCAGCTATGCGTGCCCTGCTTTACCTGGGTCAGGACCGTCGGCTCCAGCGTGACGAGGTTGATGACGATCCGCGGCGCAGGTTCGTCATGCGGCTCCAACCCATGCGGCTTGGGTGGGTGTAGCGGAAGGGCTGGGCCCGGTGGTTTCGGTGGGCCTGGCGGTGGCGGAGGTGGCGGTGGGGGTGGCGGCGCAACGAAGATCTCGTCGCCCGGCTGGTCGGATGGCAGGCGCATCAGGCCCCGGATGCCATCGTTGAGTTGATTCTCAACGCGCAGCATGAGCTCGTTCAATACGACCGTCTGCGCTTCGCGTTCCGCGGCTTCAAGCACGGAGCGGCAGAACGCCTCGAGCGCCGCCATGAGCTGATCGCGGAGCGGATCGCTGATCTCGGTCTTGTTCTTGGACACCTCCCACTCCTCGCCGAGCGTCGCCCAGCCGTAGATGCGGCGACTCTGGAACTTCGTCGTGAGCGTCTCCATGTGCCGGCCGACCACGGCGAGGTGAATGCCGGCGTGGCGCTGATCCTCCGCCGTGACGTAGGCGCGCACGTGGATGACGCGGCCCGCGACGCGACACGTGCCATCAACAGTCGGGGTATTCGCGGCGGCGGCCGGCCACGGCGTCTCGCGGATTGTCGTCGTCTCCTTGCCCCGCACGAGCACGATCTCGATGCCGGTTGCCAGCGCCGGCCGGTAGACGTGCTGGAGATGCGCCACGATGCTCACGAACAATTCGCGGTCGGGCATGTCGCGGCAGCTCTCGCGGCACTCAATCCGCGTAAACGATGGATCGCTCGTCGGGCGGCGAGTCAGCGTGACAATCGGCGCGTCCTCGTCCTGCTGGAGTCCGCGGTGCGCTTCCGCCTCCCAATCGACGAACAGCCGACGGAGTTCGCCTTTGTGGCGCGACTGAATCCGTGTCAGGCCCCAGAGCCAACCCGCCGCCTCCTTGAAGCCAATCCCATACCGACCAATGGTCTTCTGATGCACCGGCCGGATATCCGTCCCGAGGGTATAGAGGTCCTCAAAACCCTTGGGGCTGATGCCGACGCCATCGTCCTCGACCGCGAACGTGCGCCTGTTCCAGCGCACCGTGATGATCCTCGCCTGCGCGTCCAAGGCGTTATCCACGAGCTCGGTGACGGCGACCCGCCAACTCATGGCCTGGTTGTTCCGCAGGCTGTACAGGATACCGTGATTGAATATCACGTCCGACGCCCTCCCTTCCGGCGGCCTCCGGGAGCATAGTGCCAACAGGCCAAAAGTGTCCAGCATGTTGCGGGCCATTTTCTGCCCGCCCGGCCAGACTGGGAGGCTAGCGCGGTAAGCGCCCGACAACGTTGAAGAGTACGAGGTAGAGCCCAGCGATCATCCCGACGAGCACGACGCCGACGGTCGCGACCAACCACTTGAGCACGGGAGTCTCCGGTCGATTATCGGAGGAGCTTGAGCAAGGTGGCGACGCTGACCGCGAGGTTGAACCCGACCATCCACTTGACCAGTCGGAGATCA